GATTCATATCCTGTTGTTGGTGTTTCAGTTGATTATAGTGCCAGAGATTATGGTGATAACGCAATTGTAGATGCTGATACGGAATTTAAAGAAGGTAAGATTAAGGCTGTAGGAATTGAAAATTCAGGTTTGGGTTATGTTCATGGTAAAATTGCAAATCTTGTAAACGAGGATCTTGAAATACAAGCTCAAGGAATTCTTGCTGCAAATACACAAGGTGTCACATCCGGTTTCTGGGCCGACCAATCTGGCCATATTAACGGTTATATTGAGAAAGGAACAACAACCACAACGGAAATACTTCCAACACTTGATTTTTCAACTGCATTGGATGTAGTTATAGGTGGCGGTGACCCTGCAGGAAGTGTTGCTGGTTTAACATCGGCATTTGATACTTGGGTAACGACTACAGCATCAGATGGATTTGCCTTCGGTGATATTAATAAGGACGGTGTAATAGATGCAAGTGATTCTGCAGAGTACTTATTATTAGCCAATACCGCAACAGCAGAGGCTGCTTCAAGTACAACACGATGGAATAATATTATAGGACCAAGTTTAAGAGTTCAGCCTTGGTATTCACAGATGGAAAATATTGTCTATAATGTTACAAATAGTACTACTATTGTCTCACAGGATTATTTTGAATCTGGCCAACGAATTCAGGATAGTGATTTCTTCCAAGAATATTCATACGAAATTAAAACAAAACTAGGCAGAGAACGCTACGAAAAACTATTAAAAGAAAATGTACATTTGTCCGGCTCAAAAATGTTCGGCAATTTCATTTATAAAGTAAAAACAGACGGCAAAACAAAACAAAGATTCTTCAGGGCATTTAATGATGATGGTTATGGTTCACCATTAGATATAGCTGACCTACAGATTTTGGATGCCGGTATTACAAACTTCACAATCGACACAACATATGTAACAGCTGACCATGTCAAAGGTGGTGGATATAATGGTCCAACAACTACAGACCCAGCAGATATGGCTATTAGTGATGTGAATGGTAATTATCCAAGTACAACAACAATAACGGTAACATAATATGCCAACGATAACTATTACTTCAGACGGTGACCCTTATCCAGCTAAGGCTGGTCGTTCAACGTTAACGAATGACGGCACAACAGCTCGAGAAGGTTTTGGTGGTAATAACCAAATAACTGACCAAAATCATAATTTTGTATTTGAATATAGAGCAGGAACAAATACCTCCAATCCATCTCCTACAACTTTAGGTGCGATGGGTGTTGCAAATAATGGAGCAGTGTTATTTAATCCTAGCGCAGCCCCTGGCAATTTACCAGGAGGAAATCAAACTCCAAATTTTGGCTGGACTTTTAATGCTGTTTTTAATGAAGCGTCTTATGGTGTAGATGCTTGTGGAGGCCATCCTGAACAAAATGGTGAATATCATTATCACTCTGGTGCATTTTTAACAAATTGTTGGGACACAAAACTCTCTTCTGGAACTGCATATTATAATGATACCAATTTTAATGGGGATAATTTTAGACATACTGACGGACACAGCAAAGTATTAGGTTGGTGTTTTGACGGATATCCTTTATATGGCCCATACGGATATCAAACACCAGATGACTCAGAAACAACAGTGGTACAAATGTTATCCAGTTGGAGAACATTAGCAGCTGAAGGCTCAAATAGAGGCTTTACATATTCACAAATCCCAGCTGGGAGTTTTGTTCAAGATCACGAATACGTTTCCAGTTTAGGAACATTAGATGAATACAATGGCAGATTTTGCCTTACCCCAGATTACCCAGGCGGAACTTACGCATACTTTTTAACATTCGCCAGTGGCGATTTTAACACTCCAGTATTCCCTTACATATTTGGTTTGAGTACAAAAGAGCAAAGAGATGTTACAGGGGCTTAATATAAATATACAATTAAGGAATTTAATTAGAGGACAACATGGCTAAACAAACAATTAATATCGGCGCATCTGCGAACGACGGGACAGGTGACCCGCTCAGAAATGCGTTTGATAAAGTAAACGATAATTTCAACGAAATATATTTTGGGGCAGGAAGTGGTAGTAGTATTACTAACTTCTTCGATTCAAATGGAAATTTGGATCTAGTAGGCAAGCCTCATAAAATAACATTTTTATATTCTCAATATGCTGACCTACCTACAGCAAGCACATATCACGGTGCGGTCGCACATACACATGATACTGGGTCATTATATTATGCCCACGGTTCATGGAGAAAATTACTAGCTGATAATTCCCTTAATGATATCACAAGTTATACTGACCCTCTAAGCAAACATGTTTATTTAGCCAATATCACCAATACCGAAACAGCTGATTACGTCCTCAAAACAAATGCTGATGGTACATATACTTGGGCTGAAGGTGGCTCTGGTGGAAGTGGCGATGTTAACCAAAATGCATTTAGTTCTATTGTAGTTGCTGGTTCATCAGATGTTGTGGCAGATAATGCGACAGACTCATTTACACTTATTGCTGGCTCAAATGTAACTCTTTCAACCAATGCAACCAACGATGCAATTACAATTAATGCTTCAGCTGGTGGTGGAGGAAGTGGTACTGACCTCAATAGTTTATCAGGTGGAACACTTGATGTAGCAGCAGATAGCATTGGTTTTGTTGATGCTGATGATTCTAATAATTCTAAGAAAGACTCGATTGCTAATTTAGTTACAGCAATTGCAGGTACTAATATTACAGCTACAAACGGAGTGTTAAGTGTCGCGGCACCAGGTACATATTCAAATTCAGATGTTGATACTCATTTAAATACAAGTGCAGCAGGCACTAACGAAATTTTATCTTGGACTGGTTCTGATTATGCTTGGGTTGCTGACCAAACTGGTGGTGGTGGAGGTGGTTCTGGTGCGGTACGTGTTACTGAAACAGAAACTACATCTTCAGTCGCTAGTGGCTCGAGTGCTTCTGTTCAATTCGCTACACTAGGCAAATCCTTCTCATTACAAAAGGTTACTGTTGACAAGCAATGTTGGGTAAGAATATATTCTGATACAGCAGCAAGGACAGCTGATGCAGGTCGATCACAAGGTACTGACCCAGCAGATGGTTCTGGTGTTATTGCAGAATTTATTGCAACAGGCTCTGGCTCTACAGAATTTAAAATCACTCCTGCTATTTCAGGTTGGCTTGATGATAGTGAAACCGAGGTTCCCGTAGCAATACAAAATAATAGTGGTTCTGCCGGAACCGTAGAATGTATAATACAAGCACTTAAATTAGAGTCTTAATATATGAGTAAGAAACTTTATAACTTAGTTCTTCAAGAAGGCACAGATGAAGCAGCCTTTATAAGTACTGAAGCAGCTGGCATGGAAGTACATGATAACTTAAGTATGTTTGACATGCTACTTTGTATGAGACTGACAGAAGATGAAGCTGCAATACTTGAAGCAAGTGAAAAAGTTTTAGAAATAGGACCGGAAAGAACTGTTATTGAAACGATATCATATCCTAGCTCAACTCCAAGGTATGAAACTCCAGCCGTAACATATAGAACAAAATTCAATCCTAGTAGTGGTGCTGGTGCAGACCATACTGGCTTAAATATGTTTTTTACAAGTGAATTTAATACAGCAGATGGAACACCACCTTTTGGATATTTTCAGGGTTCTGAATATCAATTTGATGATACTGTAAAAAGTAATTTCCTTGGTGAGTATGTTGATATAGTTGCTATTGAGGCGGGAGCTCCTGTCGCAGGTTATGCTGGAACTGAAAACCATGTTGATTTTGAAGAATGGGATAGTAACAATTCCAAATTTGTTGCTATGGATTGGTCATCTGTAAATAGTTCGGCTAGTTCTACAAGAAATAACCAGATAACAAATGGTTATGCTAATACCTTTTCAGCTCATGCAATTGGTGTATTAAGTGCGGCCGGTGGCAAATATTGTGGTTGGGGTAAAAAATCAACTCTGAGAGTTATGTATTTGTCTGATGGTGTCGCAACAGCATATAATACAGTTCTTACCTGGCACAATGCTAAGTCTGTTAACCCTAATACTGGTGTAAAAAATGCAACAGTAGTTACAGGTGCTTGGGGATTTAGTGGTGTTGAACATCAAAGGTTTTTTAAGATAGAAGATATTTCAGCTTTCGTAACATACGATAAGGATAGTGGAGTTTCAACAACCCACCAAAGACCGGGACCAACTAATCTTCCTGTGCAAACATTTAATTATACAGCAACTGCAACTGGCGCATCAGATTATTTGATGGCTGGTGGAGATAGGAATGGAAATTTAGTAGGTTCTCAACCAGACCCAGGTATTGAGTTGGTTGTAGGCGATACACTCAACATTACAAATAATGCTAATGGCGGTCATCCAATGTACATTAAAACTGCTTCCACTACTGGAAGTGGTGACCAAGCATCAGGTGTTTCTGGTAACGGAACTGTAAATATATCCTGGACTCCATCATCGGCAGGAACTTATTATTATATTTGTGAATTCCATGGAAGTATGGTTGGAACAATTACAGTTGTTGAACAAATTGCAGATGGTTGGGAAGATGATTATTCAGTATTCGCAGACAATTTAGCAATACCTAGAGTTATTTTAGATACAAACGCGCCAACAATAGATAAATGGATGATTTCCATACCTGACCAAACTAGATATACAACATTTGATACTATAATGTCTAATTACGCTTCGGCTGGTGGCATATATCATTTTAAATCTGCCGGTAATAATTCTCATGTTGGGGTAAGTCCAGAAGACCCAAGACATAATAATCAGATTACTGTTGACGCAGGAAGTACATATGTCAGCAATTCACTAGACGGCAATGGGTACAATGGTTTTAGTTCATCAACTCTGGGTGGTAGTACAACATATTATGTAAATAGGAATGAGATTGATGGTGGTCCTAACCAATTTACAATTGCTGCATGCCAACAAGATGATGTAAATAGACTATTGGATGATTATAGCAATCGAGGACCTATGTGTGATTTTGCTGCTTATGGTGCATATACTTGGACAAGCTATCCGACTGGTACTTATACAGATGGCCAATGGGGATATTTCAGTGGAACAAGTTGTGCCGCTCCTGTAGCTGCAGGTTGTGCCACTATATTTTTAGAATGGTATATCACACAAAAAGGAGTTTGGCCAACAATGGCTCAGTTAAAAGAGTTAATGGTAAATTCCGCAAAAGAAAATTTAATAGGAGAGGACTTAATTAATTTCTCTAGCATACCAACAGCTGATGATATCACCTCAAGTAAATTATATAACTCTAATGAAGTAAATAGAATTAAAGACGGTGATTCTCAAAACGGCGGTGCAGATTTAACAGAATTATACGGAACTCCACCTTTAAGAGTACATATTCCTTGGGGTATACGAATGGGAAGCGGCAAATATATTGCTGGTGGTACCGAACAAACAAGTTATAAAAGACGACCTACATCAGGCTCAGTTTGGCCTCGAAGAAAAGTAACCTTTTCTTCCTAAAATGGAATACATAAAATGATAATAAATAAACATAACCACTTTGAAATTCAAATGAGCTAACCATGGCAGAAATATTAAGTAATAGTTTAAAAAGCGACACGACCAGGCTATTTTTGTCTGATATAAACAGCAACCAAGATTTTTATATGTTCGTATCCTCGGTTGATACGTTTGACCCTAATGATACTCTCGTATCAAAAATGAGTTTTAAAGAAAAAACATTATTCGGCAAGAAAATTGCATCAAGTGATATACATTTTTGTATTCCTTATTATCCTTGGCAGGTAGGCCAGGTATATACTGAATATGATGATACAGTGGATTTGGAAGGTAAAAACTTTTATGCTGTCGTAGGTCCAACTCAAAATGATACTGGTGATTATAGAATTTATAAATGTTTAGACAACAATAATGGTTCGACAGTTTCAAACCCACCAAATTATAATTCAACAACAACAAATCAATTATATAAAACAGCTGATGGTTATGTATGGAAATACATGTACAGACTGAGTGATTTGGAATTTGAAGCATATAATGCTTTAGGATTTATTCCTGTTGTTGGTATGACAGCAAACAATGCAGTAATTCAACCATCTGACGCAGGTGGTTCTACAATTTCAGATGTTATTGTATCGAATCCAACAATTAATAATGGATATACTATTGAGGAAGGAAGATTAAATGCTAGTCCAACAGGTGATAAACTTTCGATTGTAGCTGATTCAGGTTATAATTTTAGTCCAATTACAAATTATTATACTGGTCAATATATCTACACAACAAATTCAAATGGTGTTTCAAGATTATTTGAAATCACCTATTATTTCTACGATAGCAATACCGATGAAATTGAGATAAGGGTAGGTGCAGACCTTATAACAGGTGCAGCAGGCCCAACTCTTGCTGGTGTAAGCAATAATGCAAGTATTACAATCTTTCCAAAGGTTGAAATTAAGGGAGACGGTACTGGTGCAGTAGCTATTCCAAATATTGTTGATGGACAAATAGTCAATATTACAATTTTGCAACAAGGTTCCGGCTACCATAATGTTACAGCACAAATTATTGACCCCGTCTTTGATTTCGATCCGGAAGATGCTACGACAACAGATATCAGAGCTATTGTAAGAGCAGTAATGTCACCTGATGGTGGACACGGAACTAATCTGATTGACGAATTTAAATGTAAAAACTTTAGTCTGTATGGCTATATTTCGGCTGCAGATAATACAAACATTGGGGCAGTTAATACATACTCTGCAGTAGGAGTTGTAAGAACACCCTCATTTGCAAACACAGCGCCAGATGTTTTTGATAACCGAATCGCGGTGGTCACTAATGACTATGCAAAGGTTACAGCAAATAATACTATAACGCAACTTAATACCGACAACGAAATTATATTCTCTGCGAGGGTTCATGAAGTTGATGAAACAGCAAACACAATTTATTTAGCAGAATATATGGGACCATACCAGAATTATGCCAATACTGGAAACGGAGATATTTCATTGGATATAACTTTACCATTTAGAAATGAAACAGGTCAAGTAATTTCAATAAATACACCTATAGCAGATAATATTACAGTTTCAAATTACATTCAAAGGACAGGCGAAGTGTACTTTATGGAAGATTTCTTTCCACTTGCACGTACAGACCTTTCTAGAGAAGAATTTAAGTTTGTATTGGAATTTTAAGGAAAATAATTAAAGATGCCTATTAACACAAACCTCAATCAAGCTCCATATTTTGATGATTTCGATCAAGAAAATCAATATTATCGCGTTCTGTTTAAGCCAGGATTTGCGGTTCAAGCTCGAGAGCTTACTCAGCTTCAAACTACACTCCAAGACCAGGTAGAACAATTTGGAGATAATATATTTAAGGAAGGTAGTATTGTTAAAGGTTGTAACTTTACAGAACTTGATGACCTTCAATTTGTAAAGCTAATTGATATTGCTGGATTCGACCCAAGAAATTATATTAGTACAAGAACAACTGAAGAAATTTTAGGTCAGGAAGTAGAACTTGATTATGTTTATGAGATTGTTGGTGGAACATCTGGACTGAAAGCAAATATTATTCAGGCAGCTCAAGGATATCAAACGAATCCACCAGATTTAAATACATTCTTTATTAACTATACAAATACGTCTACAATTTATAAACAGTTCCAATCTGGTGAAGCTTTAACAATTAATCTTTATAAATTTAAGGTTGGTACAACTGAAGCCACTGCTACTATTCCTAATGTCGCCTCAGCTCGAGATAGTATTTCAGGACTTGCTGTTACATCTCTAGCAAATCATGTTGGAAATTCATTCGGTATTCAATCCTCTCCAGGTATTATATTCCAAAAAGGGCATTTCCTATTTGCAAAAGACCAAACAATTGTTGTTTCAAAATATAACAATGTTCCAGATGGTGTATCAATTGGTTATCAAGTCACAGAATCATTAGTTAATAATCTACAAGATAATACACTATATGATAACGCGAATGGTTCAAACAATGAAAATGCGCCAGGTGCTGATAGACTTAAAATGACACCAAACTTAGTTGCATTAACAACAAGTACTGGTGATACCGATTCTAATTTCTTTACACTTGTTCGTTTCCAAAATGGTAATTCAGTTACAGTTCGTGATGTTTCTCAATATAATGTTCTAGGTGAAGAAATGGCCAGGAGAACATATGAAGAGTCTGGCAATTATATTTTAAATGATTTCCCTGTACAAACTGATGATAGAATACCAGCTGGTGAAACAGAATCTGTAGTTCATGCATTGGTTGGACAAGGTACGGCTTACGTCAAAGGTTATAGAGTAGAAAACTCAGGAGACCGTGCGTTTGAAATCGACCAAATTTCTTCAACAGAAATAGTAAATGCACAATCAGTATCATTAAATTATGGTGGTTATTTGGGTATTAACTCAATTCAAGGTACCGTACCTTTAAATTACACATCCGTAATATTATTAAACTCTGGCAACGCAAGCATTGGTTCAGCTACAGTAATAAATGTAACACCAACAAGAATTTATTTAATTGCGATTAAACTGACTTCAGGTACAGTTTCTGATATCGCTAAA